AATGGCTTGTCGCCCGCCGCTTCCTTGGCATCCGCCGCGATGGCAGCAACAACACCGCGCTCATCGGCAGTGTGCAGACCCTCGGCGTTGATCAAAGCGCAGGCTCGCCAACATGGACTTTCGCGCTGACCGCCGACGATACCAACGAAGCCTTGCAACTGGAAGTCACGGGCGCGGCCTCCGAAACCGTTCAATGGCGGGCCACAGCAATCTATCGCGTTGCTTAATATGAACACCGAAACCATCTACAACGTCCTCCTCGACCAGCCTCGCCAGATTGACGGCAGGACATGGCACGGCTTCAGCTACCAGATAACCCGCGATGATAGCGGCAAGATCGAAGTGCGCGAGCATGGCTGGCCGACGAAGCTGACCATTTACGAAGCGGACGGCCCCGAACTCGATGCGCTGGACGAGGCTACGGTTAAGGCCGCTATTGAGGCCGCGCTGCCCGCGGATGAGAGCTATGTGATTCCGCCGCCGCCTGTGCCGTTTGTGGAGACTTTTACGGCAGAGCAAGTGGTCGCCAAGTATTTCTCCGCCTACCAGATCGCCGCCCTGCAACGCTTGGAAATGGCCCTCATGCAAGCAGGCAAGCCCCTCGGCGTGAAGATGACCGCCGCGAAGACATGGCTTGAAGGCGTCATGCTTTCTTGGGCCGCGAACCCAACACCCGCACCAGCGGAGTCTTTCGGCGTGCCGCAGGCGACCTTTGCGGAGGCCAGTGCGGAGGCTGTGGCTGACCTCAATACCCCAAACCCCGAATCATAATGGCATTCCTATCCGCATATTATCCCCAGCCCGTAGTGGCAGGAACCACCGCAGGAACCTATGCGGAGGGAGACGATGCTGCCTTCAAGGTGGGATCGGATGACATTGAGATCACTAGTGCGGCCAAGGGGATTATCTTTCGGGATTCCAATGGGGTCAGACGCCGACTCAGAGTAGACACAGACGGAACCCCGCTAACAGAGGTATTACCATGATGAAGAAACTAGCACTTACACTTGTATTCGGGATTCTGGGAGTCGGGGTCTATGGCCAGACAATCAAGAGTCTGGGGTACAACACGACCAATGGGCAGGTGGTTTATAGCGGAACGAATTTGCTGGAGTTTGCTGACAATGTTCAATTTCAGAATGTTTGGGCGCGAGGCAACTTTGCTGTTAGGAGCGGCACGAATGATCCGATAGTTTATATAGGGGACGATTTGATTGAAACATCTGTTCCCATTGAATTTTTAACTAACGCGGCGTCATTAACCCGCACCAATCTCGGTCTCGGATGGAGCGCGTTGACTAATACCAACGCTTCAAATTTCCGAAATGCTATTGACCTCGGAACAAACGATTCTCCTAGGTTTGGAGCAGTAAACGTGATTGACACTATATTTTCTTTTGGACAGACCTTAATCAGTGGAGGTTCAATTTCGGTTAATAATTCTAACAGCCAAGGCGTTTCAATGAATCCTGCTGGTTATACGGCTGGAAGTATCAATATTGTGAGTGGTGTAGGAGGTAATACAAATGCGATTACTTTTAGTGCTGCCGCAGCCGCAGCAACCCGCACGAATCTTGGAATCGGCAATGGCATCACCACCAACCGCACTTTTGTCTCCTACAACGGAACTAACTACACCACGAACTCCGTGACCATATCCAACGGGATCATAACTGGCTGGACACAATAGACATAATAACCTAAACTCTTTAATTCAATGGCTTCTAACGGTAACGCAGAATTGGAAAATCTACCAGAAAGTGGTAGTCCCCCGAAAAAACGCATCAAATCATCTGATAGCCTTGTCTCTATTGCAGACAAGTATATCGAACAAGACGAGGATGCGGCATATCTTCGGGCGCGGGCGCAAGCCCTAGTCAATGGAGAAGCCCCCTACGATGCCGAAGAATTAAAATCCAAAGGACTGACCCATGTGGTCAATGCTAATTTTGGGGAAGCAAATGCCATCATGGAAGCCGCTTTGGCTCCGTATATCGAACTACAGAACGGGGTTCCTCGTATTGCTAATGTCGTTATGGATTCTTATCAGGGCGACTCCAATGAGGACTCCGAAATCATCTCTGAAGAGTTTGACTGGATGCTTAAAGAATGGAGCGATCATGCCTACAACATGCAACTTCTTTCCCGTGAGTTTGTGGGTGACGGGGTTGGTGTTGCTATGTGGCCCGACGAACGCTCCATCTTCTGGGAGCCTTGCGGCCTTAAAGACTTCAAGGTGGCCCGCGATACCAAGGTATCAGATGAATCTATTGAGGTCGCCATCGTCCAACGCTCCATGAGCGTGAGCGAACTTTACCGCTATATCCGTAACCCAAAAGCCGCAAAAGAATTGGGATGGAATCTCAATGCAGTTAAACAAGCTATTTGGAAAGCTTCCACCAAGCGGGATCAATGGAAGAACTACACCGCCCACTGGGAAGATTTTGAGCGCGAAATCAAAGAGAATGATCTTTACGCTGGAGAGTCGGCATACCATCGCGCTCAATTGATTTACGGATACAACCGCGAATTCGACGGCAAATTCACCCAGCTTATCGGTTCCCGCGACTCTTCGGATTTCCTCTATGAGCGTTACAGCCGTTATGGAAATGTAAACCAGTGCTTTGTTATTTTTACCTATGGAGTCGGACAAGGAACCTTCCACACGATTCGTGGACTGAAGCAAAAGATCTATAACCAGATCCAGATTTCCAATCGTGTTCTTTGCCAGTCTGCCCAAGCTGCTATTACAGCAGGACTCATTCAGTTACAGGGTGACGCCGAAGCTATCCAAGACTTTCAATATATTGAGGTTGGGCCTTATACGTTCATCCCTAGTGGGTTGACCCCGATCCAACTTCAACCTCCTTCTATTGCAACTCAGGGTCTCCCTGTTTACAACCTAATGAGCCAAGTGTTGCAGAACAACACAGGCAGCTATCGCTCACGCCAAACAGGATCAGATGGTCAGGCCCGTTCTGCTACAGAGGTTGTACAGCAGGCCCGCCAAGAATCGACATTGAACGCCGCAGCATTAGAGCTTTTTTACACTCCGTATAACAAGCTGCTTACCGAGCAATACCGTAGGGCTGTAAATCCTCTTCTTACCGCCAATGACAAGGGCGGGCAACTTGCTCTTGAGTTTCGCAGGCGTTGTGCTCGCAGGGGAGTAAGCGTCGAGCGTATGCGCCAGTTCCTTAAAGTCACAGCCTTCCGTGCCATGGGTGACGGAAGCCCCGTAATGACCGAAATGGCATCCAAACAACTTATGGAGCTTTATTCCTTGATGGATGAAAAGGGCAAAGAAAACACTCTTCGTTCTGTCATCGCTGGCATCTCTGGTGTGGGTTGGCAAAAAGTTAATCTATTCGTCTCCGATAAAGGCCCGCGCCGTACCATCGATTACGATATTGCTAATCTTGAGAATGGAAACCTCCGTCAAGGTATCCAGCAAATGGTTCACGATAGCCAGAACCATGCTGTGCATATTGAGGCTCATATCCCGATGATTGCCGAGATTATTGAAGCACATCGTCAGCAGCAGATGGCCGATGAGCAGGCAATGCAGATCCTTCGTCCCGCCGCAGACCACGTTACAGAACATCTTGTCTTGTTTTCTAATAACAGCTTCAGGGCGCAGGAAGTTCGCGAACTCAAGCGCCAACTCCAGAATCTTACGGCTTACATCGATGAACTTGAGCAACAGGTCATCAACCGTATGATGGCTCAACAAAGCCAAGCGCAAGAACAGGCCATGCAGCAAGCGCCTCAAGGACAGATTGATCCACGTTCCGAAATGGAACTTCAAAAAGCGCAACTCAAGTTAGCCGAAATGCAGGAAAAGCGGATGATGAACCAAGAGACCCATCAGCAAAAGATGGAAACAATCCGCCAACAGATGGCTCTGAATGATCTTAAAACCCGCAGTTCTATTCTGGAGAAAACCGCCAGACCCGCAGGCCGACCCCCGATGGCTACAACGGCGTAATATTTATACTAGACAAATTTAAAATCTGCGTATAGTTAGATCTTATTAATGGATTGGACAGATCAAGATGCTGGTGAATGGGCGAGGGCATGGTCGTTGCCCATTATGCAGAAGGGGCTTAAATTCATCTCCAAGCGGGTTCGTCCGAAGCGGAGCAGTAGTCCTGTGGCACAAGGTTTCGATTTGTCGCCAGTGTTCATTAAGAGCGCGGGTTTTTACGAGGGCAGTCAAGAGGTTATGGATCTCATTGAAACTCTTGGTTATGGACAGGTAAATAAACCTAAATTTGACTTGCCAGAACCCTTTTCCCATATAACTTCAGAAGAAACCAAATAATATAACTTATGGCTAATATCCTTAATTCCGCCCTTACGGGTGACGCAGACTTTGCTGGAACCATTTTTGGAGGCGCTAATGCCGAACCAGCCCCCGAAGCTCAACCCAATGAAACTCCAGCGCCCGAAACCCAAGAGCCAGATGTCAAGCCCGCAGCCGAAACCCCGAAAGAGGAAGCTTCTAAAGAAGAGAAAAAAGCTCCCATCAAAGCGGAACCCAAGACCGAAAAGAAACCCAAGGCCACCAAGGAAGAAGCGGAGAAGGTAGTTTCAGATATTACCAAAGAAGTGTCTTCGGAGGCCACTACAGAGAAATCAAATGAAAATACTTCAGAGGACGATCTCCCTGTCAACCCCCACTTTGCCGATAAGCCCGTAGCGGACAAGCCCGAAGGTGATGATTCCGAGAAGGGAATCTCAAGCTGGAAGGAGATCAAAGGCGAAATGAAAAAAGCCCGTGAAGAGCGGGATCGTCTCAAGGCCGAATTGGAAGCCACCAAAGAGAAGGTGGGTAAGTATGAAGGAGAGACCGTTAAAACCCTTCAAGAAGAGCTTGAGGCTTACAAAACTCGCATGGCAGAGCTTAATCGCGAGCTAAAGACCGCAAACTTTGAAAGAAGTCCCGAATACGTTGAGACTATCAAAAAGCCTCTAAGCGGCCTCCAAGGCGATTTGAAAGCCATTGCAGAAGCCAATGACGCCGACTTCTCCAAGCTGTGGCAAGCACTGACTGAGCCAGACGCCCGTAAGCGTATCGATTCTCTGGAAGACCTTACCTCCGACTTCAAGCGCATGGAACAACTTTCCATCGTCAAAATGGCCGATAAATACCATGAGTTGGCCCAATACCATCAAAGGTTCCAACAAGAAGCCGAGACCCTTGCAGAGGCAGAAGCTGCCCGTAAGGCCCAATCTGAACAGGAGTTTATTGAGAACGACCTACGACTCCAGAAGGCTTTTACAGCCAAGACTTGGACTAATCTGGAAGACCGATACAATTTCCTCCAAGAAATCGACGGACAGGATGATTGGAATAGCCATATCCGCAATGCCAAGAAAAACGCCGCAGAGACTAATTTGGATCGCTTGAGCGTCGAAGACCGAAGCGCCATCCTCGCACGGGCTGCTGTTGTCCCCTTCCTAGAATCGGCCATCAACCACTATACAACCCAGATGGAGCGGGTGAATGCCGAAAAAGACAGCAAAATCAAAGAACTCCAGACTCAACTAGAAGGTCTGGTTGGCGCTACGCCGTCCCTTGGCAAGGCCACCGAGACCGAAGCGGATTCCGATGATGAAGATGCTGACAGTCTGATGAACTTCGGAAAATCTATATTCCGTTAAAGTCTTGACTCAAATTTGATTATTTGATAAAAGTCTAAGATGCAACCTTGGGATACATTTATTAAGGGATCTACCAATGCGCTTGGAGGATCTAGTGTTGCAGCCGTAGATCCATCAACTGGTGGAAAAAATGTTCCAAGAAAATTTACAGACAAAGAAGTTTTACAAGTTCGTAGACAGATTGATAATAAATTAAGATATGGACAACCCGTATCTGACGAAGAAAAAGCTTTTGCTAGAAAAATTGGCGCTATCTAAATTTCGCTATTGACAATTTTGGAAATATATAATAATTTCCCACTAAGACTGAAGTCTGAGTTGGTCGCAGACACCTCGCTGGCGGGTTAGCGCCTTCAAAATTTGTAGCCGTAAATCTCTGGTCGCGGCCCAGAAACTCAACCGATAAACGGGCATCCTATGCCTTGATATCAAAACTAACCCTAAAACCAAATAGAAATAAACAACTAATATGTCAGCACAAACTGCTACTACTTGCGAGGCTATCAATGATAATTTCCAGCGCGAGACTGGACGTATCGCCCTTGGTACTCATCGCTTGGGTCTGTATAAAGACCCCTATCTGCGTTTTGTCACCCAGTCGGCTTTCCCCGACAACATGGGCAAAACGATCACCAACACCATCGCCCAGCGCACGGTTGCCACTGGCAGCGGCTGGGAAGTCATCGGCGTCACTGGCGAAGCTGGTCAGGACAACTCCTGCTTGGCTCCCGTCAAGAAAGTCGGCTACGCCTTCGATCAGAAGACCTTTTCGCTCCGCCATCAGGCGATTGAGTCGGATTGGATCTGCTTGGAAGACGTTCGCACTTCGGCTTTCCCGATTGATGATGTCAACAACTACATCAAAATCCTTGCCGACAACGTCAACAAGGAGTGGATTGAGCGTTACGACAACGACTACTATGAGGCTGTTACCAAGGTTTCCGTCGAGGCTGGCCTCGCTGAGACCGCTGGTTCCACCTTTGGCTCCTTGCCGAACCCCACCTCCGTCCTTACGGTTGGTGTCCTTCGCGAACTCTATGACCGCCTCTACCAGAACAACGCTGGTGATGACGGTGATGCGGTGACCGATGACGGCTCGCCTGTGTTCAACGTGTTTGCCGAACGCGCCACGATTGAAAACCTGATCAAACTCAACGAAGATGTCCGTCAGGATATCCGTTACAGTGATCGCGTTAACGATCTGCTTGGTGCCAACGGCTCCTCGCTCCTGCCCAAGAAGGCTTACGGTGGATTCGTCTTCCATAGCCGCCCGTTCCCGAAGCGTTTCAACGATGACGGCGCTGGTGGTTATACCGAAGTTGCCCCGTATATCGCTGCCTCTGGCGCGGTTAAGGGAACGAAGTATATCATCAACCCCGCCTACAAGGCTGCGAAGTATACCTCCACGGTGATCTTCCATCCGAAGGCTGTTGAGTGGCTCGTCCCGAACCCTAACCTCAAGGTTGGCAAGCTTGTCTATGATGCTCAGAACTATCGCGGAGACTTCCGCTGGATCAACGAGTACGACAAGAACTGCAACCCTGACAAAAACAGTGGTTACTGGCGCGCTAAGATGGCCTGTGCGGCGAAACAGATCTTCCCTGAGTTTGGGTATTATCTGCTTCACTTGCGCTGCAATCTGGCTGGCGACCTCGTCGCTTGCCCTAGCGGCTCTGGCTACGGTTACCTCGCGGGCTAATTAGTTAGTCTCTATTCATCAAGGCTTGCCTTGGAGTAAAATCTAAGGCAAGCTCTATGAGGAGAGAATAACTATTATGAAAATCGAAATACCTGAAGGCTATACCCTACCCGAAGACGTTCAAGATGGCGGGACTCTAGAAGAACTCGTCACCTTTAAAGTCGAAGGCGAATACCTTGTTCCTACCATGATTGCTGGCGTCGAGATCGCGGCTGAAGAGGCCGAAGACGAAGATGAGATGGAGGATGAGGCCGCTGACGAGATGGAAGCTGCCGCTCCGATGGCTGGCATGGGTGAGCGCATCATGGGCATGGCTTAAAGGACGGAGACCATAGGCTATGGCTCTCCCTACTTTAGATGCGGTGTTTGCTTCGGCGGCGGATCAGCCCCGAAGGTATATGCTTGCCAAGTGGCTAGTAGGTGAAAAAGGAGAAGTTGCTGGGCCATCTAGTGTTTTGGTTTCGGGTGCTGGCTCAAGTTCCATAAATGGAACCTATACTGAACGTGGAACATATAACGGAAAACCATATTACAATATAATTGGAGAGCCAGACGATTTTAGTAATTTAGCAATATTTTTTGATGGTTTAGTTTGGAAAATAAGAGATGAAACTCAAACGAATCGTTATATATCAGAAGAAAACGTTGCATTTCCTTGGCTTGATTTAGAGTGGGATGCTGAGGAGGGACTTTTTCCAGCCCCAACCGTCACCGAGATTCCCGCATCCAATCCTATTGCCAATTATATCACCCTCCCAGAACGCTATCTCTGGGCCAAAATTGCCGTAGCCGCAGGCGCACCTAGAAGCGAAGCAGACTACATCTCTCTTCCCAAACAGTATGCGTGGAGTGATATCTATAACTCTGTTGCGGGGTTGATTCCTCCATCTAGTGTTTTGGTTTCGGGCGCGGGCACTACCTCATCTAATGGCACTTACACCTTGAGCGGCCAAGAAAATGGTAAGAATAGATATGTTTCTGGATCAAACGTCATTAATTGGGACGGATCTAATTGGCTAATTTATGAATTTGTTGAATTGGAAGACGTTGCATACATCTCTTCAGATGATGTAGAGTTTCCTTGGCAAGTAACAACTTGGTCTGAAGCTAATGGTTCTGTCCCAAATCCTACTGTCACCAAAATCCCGCAACCAACCCCGAACCATACCGACTGGAGTGAGAAACAAGCCTTGGGGCATATTGCCGCCGCCTATCGTGGGGACACGGCTAACCCCGCAAACCTAGCCACCTATATTGACTGGCCTTGGCGCTATCAAGTGGCTTCCATCATTGATGGTTTTTATTTTTCTTTCTCTAAGGTTTCTCTTTTGTTGCACATGGATGGTGAAGAAGACTCGCAAGCCTTTATTGATTCCTCCTTAAATAATCTTGATTTGACAGCTTATGGAAATGCCAAGATTAATACAACTACTAAGAAGTTTGGAAGCGGATCTGCTTCTTTTGATGGTGATGGGGATTATATTTTGGTTTCACAAGACCCCTCTCTTGATATGGGAACCGAAGATTTTACAATAGAATATTGGGCTTATTTAACCGAAAATACTAAACAGTATCCAGTTCACATAGCAACAACATCATCTTATCAACAAGGAGTATTTGGTATGGGGTTTAATAGATCCGATTATCTAAATAAAATATGGGTGTTTTATGATGCAGCAGAAGCTGACTTTTTCCATCAATCAGAAGAGCTTAGTCTTAATCAATGGTATCATATTGCAGTAACCAGAAAAAAAACAATCTGGAGAGCGTTTGTCAACGGCATTCAATTTGGATATACTGAAATAAACCAAACCAATACTGTAAATTTAGCGTTAGGTGGAGCAATGGGTATTGGTGGCAGTTCATGGGATGGTGAAGAATCATTTACCAATGATTATATTGATGAACTAAGAATAATTAAAGGTATTGCCATATATACTGGAAACTTCACCCCATCAACAGAGGCCTTTCCCAATCAATGAGCATTGAAGATATTCCAAGGCGTAGAGGCATGGAGCGTGGAGTAAAGCTCACGATGAGCGAGTTGATTGCGGGCATTGCCCTGATGGTCACCTTGTTTTCGGCGCTTAATGGATGGGTTGTCCTGCCAGAGCAGATGCGGTCTATCCAAGCCAATGATGCCAAACAGGATGCGCGGATTGAAATGATCAACAAGGAAAACCAAGAGAGATCTGAGACCTTGGCGCGAATTGACGAACGCACAAAAAGAATCGAAGATTACTTGAAATCCAAGGGATTCTAGTCTAGCTTTAAAACTTATGAAATCATTCTTCACTTATCTATTCGGGGTTCCCGCCAAAATTTGGAGCTTCTATGCTCCGATCCTTCGTGAACTCTTTGTGGATGCCGCCGCATCCCTATTACCTCTCGCTCTGGATATTGTTCGCGAGTTGGCTGATTCCAGCAAAACTGGTTCACAAAAACGCGAAGCTGCCGTAAAAAAGCTTACCCAAGCTGCTCTTCGCAATGGTATTGATGCTTCCGAGTCCCTGATCCGCTTTACCATTGAATCAGCGGTTCAGCGCGTGAAGGTGGAGGAATAATCAAATGAAAGATAAAATCCTAGCATTTTTGGTCTCTAAATCTGGCGGCATCATCACCCCGCTTATCGCCATGGCTGTGGCGGCGGTTGTTTCTAAGCTCGCCATGATTGATCCCAAGTTGGCTGAATCCGTAGACCAAACAACCCTCACAGGATTTGTTGTAGCCCTCTTGATCTCCATGGTTAATTACTTCACCAATGAAGTGAATGTCAGGGGCGTTAAGAAGATTCAAGCCTTGGTCAATACAGATATGGATGGCGTGGCTGGGCCTGTAACCTACACCGAAGTCCGCAGGGCTATTGAGGTGCCTGCTGCCCGCAAGCCAGCCCGCAAGCCCGCCTGTAGCCGCAAGAAACGTCTGTGAAACCTCTTTCCCATGAAGTCCTCAAAGCAATACTCGTCCCAGTCCCGCCCAAAGAAGATCGCAGAAGTTTCTTTGTCCGTCTATTCGGTTCCCTCCGATTCTTTACCAAAGTCAAGCGGAGCGATGCTGGAAAGGCAGGCATCACCATCGGAGTCCGAGGTGGAGCGGATTTCTAGGAATTGGGACATTGGACGCAGAGTCTGCAAATGGTAGATTGGAGAAGTGCCGCCGTGTGGCAATTGATCCTGAAACTACTTGGGCTAGAATTAAAAGATGGCCCAGCGCCGTCCTTGCCGAACTTGCCATCCGAATCCAAGGCGAACTCAGCGCCAGAGCCGAGCGTTCCCGTAGCGCCGAAAAAGAAAGAACGCCCCGCAATCGAAAAGCTCGTTGAGATTGCATTGTCTCAAGTCGGAGTTAAGGAAGTTGGGGGCAACAATAAAGGAGCCAAGATTCGGGAATACCAAACTGCAACCAGCTTAAAACCAGCAGCTTGGCCATGGTGCGCTGCCTTTACATCGTGGATAATTCGCGAATGGCTCAAAGATCCAGAAGTTGTCAAATGGTTGAATCTCAAACTTCTCACTCCAGAGAAATGGAGACCCAAGACGGCAGCGGCATTTGGATATATTGAATGGGCTAAATCCCGCCCTGCAACTACCAAGATTTTAACCGAGAAAGCCAAGCCACAAGTTGGAGATTTGGTGGTTTTTGATTTCTCGCATATTGGCATTGTGGTTAAGGTTGGTGAGAAAAACTTCCAGTGTGTAGAGGGAAATACAAACGGCAGAGGAACCCGCGATTCAAAATCTGGGGATGGTGTTTGGCTAAAGACTAGAACATCCTCATTGGTAAGGAATTACATCAGAATTAATCCATCGAAAGTTCAATGAAGGACGAGGCAAAACCCCGCAAGAAAAAAGTCTACCGCAAGCCCGAAGTAAAATCTTGCTACTATTGCGGATCAAATAATATTGAACAAATCCACGTTGCCCATGTCGGAATAATCAAGACATGCCGCAACTGCAAAGAACAAATCGATTAAGTCTATGGCCGTCCACGACGAAAGACTCCAAAAGGTCTTGGACAAGCTATCGAAAGATCTGGTTGAATATTTCGATTCTGGGTTTATTGTGGCCACATTTGAAGAGGGACAGGAAACAAAGAATGCCTTTATCAAGTTTGGCAATGACTACGCCATTGAAGGACTCGTCTCCAACATCCATGATATCCTTTACGGGCAAGCAGAAGAAGATGACGATGATGACGATTTGGATGACGGTGATTTGAAGAAGATCATCAAAGACTCTTAATATGGCCAATGGATTACTATCCTTCAGCTTGCCCGAAGAACAGGTTGAGTTTGAGCAAGCAGTTAAGGCGGGTGATATGTATTGCGTTCTTAATGACCTTGATAACGAGCTACGCAATCATCTCAAGCACAATGCTTATCCTCATTGGAATAACGCTACTGTTGAAGAGATTCGCCAAATTTTGAACGATTTGATGGATAGTAGGTCTATCCATTTTAACTAAACCACAATACATGACTACATTCTATATCTGTGGCCCCATGAGGGGCTATCCAAAACTCAACCATCCTGCATTTTTTGAAGCCGAAGAAACATTGCTTAAAGCTGGACATCAAACCATCAATCCAGCAAGGATGGATCAGCAGCTAGGGCTAGATCCCCACAACTCCCAAATGGACAGCAAGTTCATTGAGGACTGTGCCCGAAGGGACATTGATGCGGTCTTTGAATGCGACGAGCTTGTATTGCTTCCCAAGTGGGAGAAGTCCAAAGGAGCCAGAGCGGAGGTCGCCGTAGCCCAATGGCTAGAAAAACCCTTGCGTCTCTACCCATCTATGGTTAGATTGGACAAAGAAGATGTGTGCGACATTGCCAAGCGCCTTACTTCCTATGATCGCCAAACCGACTACGGAAGTCCGATTGAAGACTTTACCAAACAAGCTAAAATGTGGGGAGCTATCCTTGGAACCAATGTGACCCCGCAACAAATCGCCATGTGCATGATTGCGGTAAAACTTTCCAGACTTACCAACTCACCCCGTCATAGGGATAGCGTGGCTGATATCTGCGGATATGCGCGGTGTTTAGATCTCTGCAACCAAGCAACCTCTCTATGAGCAAAAACATCGCAATCCTTTCGGATTTTCATTGCGGCCACAAGGCTGGACTGACCCCGAAAGGCTACCTTCCAGAAGAGCCTGCTGAAGAACGTGCTCGCTGGATCAACGCAAACAAAGCCTACTACAACTGGTATAACCATCATATCAGGAAGCATGGCCCATACGACATTATCTTCCTCAATGGAGATCTGTTGGACGGGACTGGTAAGAAGTCTGGCGGAACGGAACAAATCACTACCGACATGGAAGAGCAGTGCGACATGGCGGTTAAGATCATTCGTGAAATCCCGAAGACTAAGAAGTGCGAAATAGTTATCACTAGGGGAACGCCCTACCATACTGGTGATGCCGAAGACTGGGAAGACATTGTGGCAGATCGCGTAAGCGCGGCTATTGGAGAACATGAATGGGTGGAAGTAGAGGGGGTCGTATTTGACCTTAAACACCACCCAGCAGGCTCTAGCGGCCTTCCCCATGGTCGGCATACTGGCGTGGCCAGAGACCGCCTCTGGAACATCATGTGGGCCGAAAGAGAGTTACAGCCGAAGGCCGACATCTTCATCCGATCCCACGTTCACTACCACAACTTTGCTGGAGGCCCAGAATGGTTGGGTATGACTACTCCAGCCCTACAGGGGTTTGGTAGCCGCTACGGGGCCAGACGCTGTACTGGTCTGGTGGACTTCGGATTCGTCACATTTCAAGTAAACAAAGGAACATACACATGGCAACCCATCATAGCAAAACTAGAAGAGCAAAAAGCTCCAATGATAAAATTGTAGTCCCGTCATGGGATAGCGTTTGGAAGTCCCTTGAAAGGGATAACACGTTTACCACCATTGAGGCCATGAATGCCGAAGGATGGAAAACAGTGGATCAAGTAATGAAGATTACTGGACTGTCAAGCTCCCGAATTCGCAACATGATCAGCGAAGAGAAGTTTGATCGCGACAAGAAAAGGGTAAGAGACGGTGGTACAATCAAAACCATGAACTTCGTTAGGCCGAAAGTTTAATTTGGAAATTCGCGTAATTGTTCTCCTGTTTGACTATCATAAATTGGCCCGCCTCCGTCATTTGGGTTGTATTCCCAATATTCTGTTACAGCAAGAGACGGAACATATAGCCCTCCGTCATCAATTCCATCGTTAAATAATTCGCAATGGAATTGAAAAATAACACCATTTGCCATAGCCAAATCTGCTTTAACGTAATAAACTCCTTCATCAGTTGATTCAAAAGAGCTTAAAATCCATCCCGCTCTATATGATATCTCGGTGTAACTAATAAACGCTTCCCAATAGATTTTTTGGTTTGCTGGATCAGAATTATTAAACCACGATGGAGATAACGCGAGAATTTGGACGGCTCCTGTATCGTGCGTGTCTTCAATATTCCAGTTTTGCGCCTCAGTCCCACCACTTATTAATCCGCAAACTAAATATTTTTCATTTGGTTCATTGCGCTCAAACGTAGTGGTTACTTCTTTTTCTGGTAGGATAGTTTCTCCTCCGTCAAATATCCTTTCTGGAAGCGTAAAGGTTGCTGTCCACTTTTTCACGCGCCAATAAAACATTAAAGAAGCATCAACACTGTTGATGGTTTTAAGATCTCGATTTAGTGATGCAAACGGATTTTCTAATGGCAAGCACTTTGGAAACAGGCCAAGATGTCTAACTGTAGCCATTTATTATTTTATTTCTTCAACTAAAAATAAATAGTTTTTAGGCTGTCCGTTTTCACAAACATCAAATACCTTCCATTCTAAATTGTTTTCTGGTTGAGGGTTTTCAAGAATAACCCATTCTCCATTTTCGCCAGACGATGGATCCCAATAAATAATATCTCCAAGATTTGTTCCCTGTGGAAGCGGATCAATCTTTTTCCATTCCAAAAATTTGCTTGGATTGGTTTGCGGAACAACCTGCGCGTCATCAGAAAAACTTAATGCATAGACATCATCTGGATTTTCCTTCTCGACAACTGGAGGAATTTTATAAGGAACCCAAGGTGTTCTGCTCATTTAAACGTAATCGTTGGTGATATCGACAAGCAGCGCATCGATCCTAACATAGCTGAACCTATAAGGAGATGCGTTGATTCTGTAAACAAAAAGACCAGTAGGGAATGTTGAGTATTCCGTTGCCGAAAGAGAAGAAGGGGTTATTGAAACGGTTCCAGCTTCGGATGGAAATCCAGTAATATCAATATCAAGATCGCCATGAATGGTTGCTGGGACATTGGCTATGTTTGTCGTAACGCTGCCCATTGTTGAGGTTGACGTAGCCGCAGAATCAAACGAAACAGATTCTGATGTTTCTTCTGATTGGCTTGTTTCAACAATTGCGATTTGATAAGCCCTCGGTCTTACATTCGGCCAAAATTGTATCGATTGATTTTCTTTTTCGTTCCTGACTTTCTGCAAAACTTGATTTGGCGAAGCTGCCCCTTTAGGCAAAAAGAAGACGGCCCTAATGGTCGGAACAACGCCCCTGAACCCCTCTTCGATATCATATCTCAATGTGGCCCCAACGGAGTTTCTTTTCATTTGTGTATAGCTATAGGTGTCTCCGTTTACTGTCGGAGCTTCGCTCTGTGCCTGAACTCCGTTGGCCGCTGCACTTATCGACATGAGTTTGTCTGGAAGCGCGACCTCAATCATGTCTGGGATTTCCCAGTAATATTCATCAAGGGATTGTTGCGCGTCTTCAACATCGTAGCGGATGACCTCGCTATAAACCACATCCCTCGGAGTTACCCTCTTTCTGTTTCCTTCGGTAAACCTTGAAGATGTGGCGCTGGCAAAAACTCTCTTATACGGGATTACTATATCAAGCTCTTCATCGTAGTCCTGCCCACGAAGGATTGGCATGAGGTTTTCGGACGGGATGTTTCCGTCTTCGTCGGCCTCTTCTGGGAACTGTTGATTTATTGGTTGAAGTTTGACCTTACGCCTTAATTTGTAGTTTCCCCCAACATTGGTAAGTTCATCGGAAACTGTTCCGTATTCTGGAATCCCGAAAATATCACTGGACGGAAATTCTTCTGTTACAGTGGCAAGCCCGCCGCCAAGCTCAGATGTATAGACCTTACCCTCAAGTGAAGAATTTGATTGAAGACCCCTGTAGGTTTTGCGGATTCTTTTTACAAATTCCGTAACCTGTTGTTCGCTCTTTGACAACTGATATTGTCCATCAACCACATCGAATGTGATATTGTCGGGAACTATACCAGCTTCTAGGATTTCTTCTGAACGAAGACCAGAAAACACCCTAAACTTTTCGGGGGTAATATCAATTGTTTCAAGAGACCTTGTTTTTCCAGCGAAGACGGCGGGAATCTCAACTTTTCTTTCGACCAACGATTCTTTGTCTTCGGCGTTTGCCTCGACAGTAAGAAGCGCGGTTAACTCTGGGGGAACATATCCATTAGCAGCCTTTCGTTGTGCGGTGATGGTGGCAAGTTGTCCTTCGTTATTGGTAACCTTGCTAACGAGTTGCGGGCCAGCAACAGAGTAAGTTTGGACTACCTTATAGGACAAAAATTCATTGTATGGCTCGTAAGAGATTTGGGTAATAACCCCGTTTTCATTTTCAAGACTGGCGGTCTCCTCTCCAGTCGGGACAATGAGTTGGCGGCGTTCCTTGACTGGCCCACGGGACGGATCATAAAAATCCCGATCCTTGATGGGGAAAAGAGAATTGCCATCTTCGTCGGTCTTGATTGACCAAGTCTCTTCAATCTCTAGAGAGACAATGGCAGAACCATCGCGTCCTTCGTAAGATATCTTTCTATCGGAAGCCAAGTCGGCCTGTTGGCCCTCATTCTTGACGGCCCTGCGTCTTCCTTGAATCGGGCCTAGATCATCATCATAGCGGGTAAAAGGAACCCAAGGGGCGGGCAGGATCTCGTAAACGTGGGTGACAATCTGATCTCCAGAGGCTGGTTGCGCCCCCGTGAACACATGGTTGGGATAGCGTTTACTGTCGGGGTGCGGACTAAGATCCTCTGGGACTTTGTAGCCAGCGGTTCTTGGATCTCGCTTAATTCCAATTACGGGATAGTCACGATCACTTGCCGCATAGGAAACAACATATGATCTGTCGATAGGAGGATAATCAGCCATGGAGAATCCCGAAAACCTACTCTAAAAAGAAGGTGGCGGCAAGATGATTTTCCTCTTGCATCATTCCGTATCTTTGCTAAATTTCACAGTGGAAGACATTCGTCTTCCTGTTTTCATGTGTGTGGGCGGGGTCGGGCTAAAAACTCGGCCCCGCTTTTTTTGAACACTTGACAAGTTGGGTTGTCGGATATAACGAACATCTACCTATATGGCATATCAATCCAACCAACCCAAAGCACCAGTCCTCTCACATTTCACGCTCGCGAAAAACGGGCCAAAGCTCGTAGTCATCAAATCAGCCCCCAAGTGGGTGAAGAATAACAGCCTATGCGTTATCGAATTGATCGTTGACGGCGTGGCTCATGTGTATTTTACTGAGAATAAGGATATTGCGTCGAAGTTTCAGCAATATGTTGGTAAGTCTGTAGTGCTTATTGCCTCTGGCAATTCCAAGCAGAAGACCGATTCCATGGAGATCCAGCCTGCTGGGGTTCCTGCTTCCAGCCTGCCCGCCGCCCAGAGTGGGCCACAATCGCCCCAGAAGCCCGCAGAAACAGTTATTACGGCCCCACCCCACAAAGACAAAGAAGCCAAGCAATTCCTCTGTCAGGCGGCAAATCTGATGCGCTTGTGTGTCAAGAAGGCCAATGATATTGCGGTGGAACTAGATTTGCCTAATGAACACAGGCAGGGTATTGCCAGCAGCCTCTTTATCAATGCCGACCGCCATGGGTTTGTTTCTTCAATGCCAATCACTCCGTATAAACCAGATCAATATGGCTGGGGTTCAAGCAAAGAAACATCCCTAAAAGTCCCAATTCCAAATGAAGAATAAAGAATCAATAGATTTTTTAGAAGCATCTAAATGTTTGGAATACTGTCCGAACACTGGAGTTTTTCATTGGAAAGTTTATCGCTCGCGTAATGCAAAAGCAGGACAAATTGCTGGAACTGGGCACATTGCTGGCTATACCCAAATAGGATATAAACAAAAAATATACTTAGCCCACAGACTGGCGTGGTTTATGTTTTACAAAAAGTGGCCATCAGAACATATAGACCATATCAATGGGAACAGAAAAGATAACAGGATTTGCAATCTAAGAGAATGCACTCATTCACAAAATCTTTTAAATAGGACAAAACAAATCAATAACAAAACTGGACACAAAAATATTTTTCTGGAAGGCCGAAGCAAAAAATACATAGTAAAAATAAATAAGAACAAAAAGGTTCACTATGTTGGTAAATTCTTAAAACTTGAAAACGCAATCAAAGCAAGAGACCGCGCCCACAAAAACATCTGTGGCGAGTTCTCTAAAATCTAATGACTGATGAACGAGAGCGCGGAGATTCCAGCCGAAACCACGGCATCGAAATTCTGTCGCATGATAAGGGATCATTCCTCGTTCAAAGTCGGTCTCATCGCGAGGACTACTACTTGGTGGAGTTCACTACCGATGAAGCGGGAGACATCACAGGATGTTCCTGCACTTGTTCAGGCTATCACTTCCGCAAAGAGTGCTTCCACATCCGATACCTCTGCAAACTCTTGGGCGTCGAAACGCCGAAGCCAACAAACAACCAACTAATAGCAGCATAACAATATGAAGAGATCCAAAGGACAGAAAAAAGTGGCAACCGTAATGCGTGAATTTTCCAAGGGGAAACTCAAAAGCAGTTCGGGCCAGAAAGTGACTAACCGTAAAATGGCCCAAGCAATCGCTCTTTCGGAAGCTGGCATGAGCAAAAAGAAGAAGGGCAAATAATACTTTGGCAACGTCAGCCAGCATTACGGGTCGCAACCGTGGGCTACAATGGCGTGACAGCAGGAGAGACTGCACATCTTTTGAACGCCGAAACAAAACCACGGTCTAAACCCACATGTCCATCATCAGTAATATCTACAATCTCCCGCAACCCTTCGTAGACCTCGTCAGCGAGGATACCTACAGTAAGGGCGAGTCCGACATCACTACTACGGGGCTGGCTCAACCTCCTAAGATTTCTGAACTATGGAGACGCCATGGCAATGAGATCACCATAGACTGTTCTGAGAAAGTGTGGACAATGCTTGGAACGGCCAATCATTACGTTCTGGAGCAAGTGGCGAAACGCAATCCTGAACGCTACGTTTGCGAGCAACGATTCTACGTCTCAATTGATGGCGTCAAGCTTGGAGGACAGATCGATCTCTATGACCGCGAGACTGAAACCCTATGGGACTACAAGGTTAGTAGCGTCTACAAAGCCATGAGCGATGACAGGCTTGAGTGGACAAAGCAAGCCAACGTCAATAAACTCCTCTGCGAACACAACGGCATCCATCCCAAGAAACTGGCCATCCTGCTTGTTTGTAAGGATTGGAAGCGCAAGGACGCCGAATTCAAGGCCGACTATCCCAAGTGCGCCATCCAAGAAATTCCGCTCCAGATTTGGCATGAGGCCGAAACAATGGCTTACATTCGTTCCCGTATCGCCTTGCACAATGCCGCAAAGCTGGTAGAAAAAGAGGATGACATCCCCGTCTGCACCGAGGAAGAGCGTTGGAGTAAACCCACAACGTGGGCCGTCCTCAAAGAAAAAGGAGCGAAACGTGCCGTTAATGGTGGCGTTTACGGATCTGAGGCTGAAGCTTTGTTACACTCAAAAAGAATCGGTGGTCATGTTGAGAAACGGGAGGGTGAAGAAACAAGATGTCTTAGCTATTGCCAAGTCAGGCAATGGTGTAACTTTGGAAGAAAACTAACAAAATAAAACTATGAGCATAGAATACAGAGGAGAAAAGTTCAGTGGCTATAACAAGCCAAAACGCACGGCCAATGGCCCCAAAAAATTCGCCGTCCTTGCCAAGCAGGGAGACGAAGTAAAACTGGTTCGCTTTGGTGACCCAACAATGTCGATCAAGAAAGACCAGCCAGCCCGAAAGAAAAGCTACTGTGCGCGTTCTGGCGGCATCAAGGGAACAAGTAACAAACTGTCGGCCAATTACTGGTCGCGTAAAAAATGGGAGTGCTAATACTATGAAAAAACGAGGACTATACGACAACATTAATGCAAGGAAGAAGTCTGGCACTAGTCGCCCGAAATCCAAATCTACTATCGATCCCAAGGTCTATAAGAAGATGAAGGCCAAGAAGGGCGGATTCAAAGAGAAATGAAACCACACCCAGACGATAATATCTTCAAGGTCAAAGACTTTATCAACGAACTCTCCAAGGTTCAGGACTCCTACTTTGAAAGTCTTTGCAATGAATTTGATATTGAAGAAGGCAATCTAAAAGATCATCTATTTGACTACGTCTATAATGAACAGAAAATGGTAACCTTTGGGGAATATCTTGATGGTTTCGGGCTTGGTCATCTTTGGGACGGGCTGTGACCCTCAATATCTTCACGATTGTCCTTGATGGCTCTCCGTGGATTGGGGCGCAGTTTGCGGAGTTGTGCCGACTAAGAGACGTTGATTGGCATTGGTCGATTGTCGAGGGTGCAGCGATGCCCCAGAAAGATACAGCTTGGATGGGCAACCAGACGGGTAAAGTCTCCCACGATGGCACATATCAGTTCCTTCAAGCCCTAGCGTCCCATCCCCGAATAACGGTCAACAGCAAATCCGAATGGGGTGGAAAAACGGAGATGATCAATGCCGCATTGACCGCCCTCAAGAAAGACGGCGTATTACTTCAAATGGATAGTGATGAGTTGTGGACAGCACAGCAGATGAGTGATCTCATTCCAATCTTTGATGGCAACCCCGAAATCAACACTCTGAAGATCAAGATGGATTACATGCTTGGGCCTAATGTAAAATCCACATCCACAGATGGTTACGGTAACAGGAAGGATGAGTGGATTCGGGCTTGGAGGTATAGTGTTGGGCTTTGGATGGAGCGCCATGAACCTCCCGTGTTCAATGGGAATAGAGGTAAGATTTGCGAACGAGACGAATCAACAGCTATGCTAGGCCCAATCCTCCACATGGCATGGGTGACCCCGCAACAAGTAGCCCAGAAACAAAGGATCTATCGGGGTGGATACGAGAATGCTTGCGAAGACTGGGAAAGGTTGCAGAAGAATATGAACTGGCCAGTCAAGGATCTGAAACAGTTTTTGCCATGGGTGGGTAGCGGGGCTTCGGCGGATTTACTTTTCAAGCAATAATCTGCTATTGACCTTCTAGAGATGGCATGGTAATTTCGCGGGCAAAATGTCCTCATTGACCCTTGGCCTCGCAGTAGAGAGAATCCCTACATCAGTCAAACCTGTTGCCGATCCGCCCGATCTGGCAGGTTTTGATGCGGACGCCGAACTCCGCAACAATATCAATCGTTTCTGTGAGCGGGTATTGGCCGAGGGCAAGTGGTCAGGTCTGGTTGTTCAGGCCATGATCACGGCCTACGGGGACGCCAACGACAACAAGTTTATCACCCTCCCCCGCCATCTGGAAACCTGTATCCGTGCAGGACAGTCAGGCTATAAGACCCGATCCGTTCAGAGCGAATGGTATCAATATCTTCCTCAAGGGCGCGGCATCCGAAAATCTGACGAGAAATACTTTGGCCCCATCCAAGACATGGGTGAGGGCTTTGTCACCTTTCGGGACATTGAGACGCCGTCCCAACTTACCCTATCTAGCAGTGAAACAGAGTGTGCAGGAAGCTACATCTGGATTCGCGGAAAGGACTCAAATGGGAATAAAATTTATTCTACAGTGGATGGAGAACGAGTGGAAGGAATTCGTCTTGACCTTGGAGACGGAACCCAAACGACATCTCAAACGTTCAAGGAGATCTATTCTGTCGAGAAAACCCCTACCACGGGCGTCATCTCCCTATCGGCTGGAGCGACCACCTTGGCCAAGTATGAGTCGGGGGAGCGGGCTATAAGCTATCGTCGGTATCTGGTAGATCGCAATTGGGAGAGTGTTCAGGGTATTTTCAAGCGCAAGCATTGCTGGGCTATTAGCGACAACGATCCGCTTTATCCTGATTCCTTGGAAGCCATCAAGCTTGGTCTCATGGCTCTCAACGCCGAAGAAAAGTCCGATGTCGAGCGCGGCCAATATTACATGGACAGAGCTATTTTGCTTCTCAACGCCGAACTAAAAGAGTATAACGCAGGGCAAGAAGGGGTTATGCAAATAGCTCCTTGGCTTACTCGTAGACTCGTAAATATGACCTAATACTATGGCTATCAATTCACCATTTAACAGAAACCTTGGACAAACGCCGCCACGCAGTCGCGTCTACGGAGTTCCAGCGTCACCTGAAAGAAGTTCTCAAATTCAACAGTTAAGGCAAAGAGAACAAATGTTCCCATATGAATTGGGACAATCGGCATTTAATTTGGGTCGCGGCAGGGCAATGCTTCCGTATGAAATTGGATCAGCGCAAGCCAATATTGCAGCAACCCAATTCTCAACAAGTCGCGGACAGCAGCTTTTGCCTTATGAACTTGGTCAATCACAACTCGGTTTGGAGCGAGGACAGTATGAGCTTGGAGAACTTAGAGCAGGGGAATCGGCGCGGGCCGCTGAAAGGGCGTTTGCCGAAGCTCAAGCCAAAAGCAGGCTTTCCTTTCTCCCGCAGTTTGAACAGGCTCGTTCTGCCGTTGCTGGAAAAATCGCTACCAATGCAAACAGGCCGCAATCAATGAACACTCAAAATTGGATGCAATCTTATTCTGTCCCTGAGTTTGCCCGACCCAAGGCACAACCAAAGCCAATGTTTACACCGCAGGCAGGCAGAGAGCCACGCTCACTTTTCGCCTAAAAATGGCCAAGCAATATCAAAACGAGGGAATTGTCCAGCGCAGGGAAGAGCGCAGGGCGTTGCGCGAGCAGGGGCTTCAAAACACCCAAAGAAGCTGGAGCAACTATGTCGGGGATAAACCCATTGAGAGGTGGATTGGAAAACAGCCTATTAGCGCAGCAGCAATGTTCTACGGCGATTCCCCGAAATACGGCCCGAACGCCAAGAGCAGAATTCCTAGTGGAGACGCCTTTACATCGGGCGCTGCCGCAGCCCAGCAAGATGCGACAGCACAACAAACAAGCTATTCTCCGTTGATGGGATATGCGGGATCTCCATTTTCTTTTACAGAGTTTGGAAGAACCACAGTGGGCGGGCCGCAAGAAATAAACCAACCGAAAACCATGATGTCTCCATTTGATATTGAAAATATCAGAGGGACTACAACCAGTGAGTTTGGAGGACTTCAGCTTTTTCGTTCGTATTCACAACCTTCTGCACCTACTGGCGTCAGCTTTCCTCCTGTCTCGTTCCCGCAAATTCCTTCAACTGGCTCTTCAATGCCCCCTAATTGGCAGCTTCCTACACAGCGTCCATTTAATTTTAATCTTTATTAAGTTATGACCAGAAAAGAGAATGCACAAAAGATGCTGGAGAAGGTTGAGAGTCTTCCCAGCTTTGCCCGCGAATGGGGAGCATCCCCCATGGCCAGCCCCGAAGAAAGGGCAGCTTATGAGTTTGTTGAAAAACGGCCCTTGGTAGAATCTGGAGAACTTTCCGCGAGAGACCTTCCTGAAGACTACGGAGGTCGCCCGCAGGGCTCTTCTCGTCGGGCATTTAGGATGCAACAGGCTTGGGATGCGGGGTATGCTGCTGAGATGGAACGGCAGAAGCAAATGAGGGAACAAGCGGAATTTGAACGCCAACAGGAGATTCGTGATAGAGAAGAAGTTGTAAACATTGCTAGGCGAGAGAGTCAAATAGAAGAATTTAGAGCAAAACAAAAACTTGATTCTGAAAAAGAAACACAAAGGGCGGGTTTTGATTCGGAGTTTTCCGAGCTTGATCCGAGAACTCCAGAATTCATGGAACAATACACTGGTCTTTTAAAAAAATATCCAGCGGTTCGTCTTATTCCAGAAATTAAAGAGGTTACTGATGCACATGTTGAGTTGTATAATGTTTACAGAGATACAGAAAAAGAAAGTGCGCTTCAAGATGAAGAAAGGTCGCGACTTGGTGAACTAAGTGCATTGGAATACTCGCTTAAAACCAATAAGCCAATGTCAACATTTGGATACTACGACGAAAATGGAAAATTTAAACCGAACATACAGGCATTGGCAGTTGAGAAAACAAAAATGGAAATAGAAAAAGCTGAAAGAGATGCTGTTGAACCAGAAATTAACAGGCTAAAAACAGAGAATAGCCAAATTGATGATGAGATTATTCAAACAGAATATTTACTAAAAAGAGAAAAATCAGCGAAGCTTAAATCAGAATATGAGGCAAAGCTAGAGTCGCTAAATAAACGAAAGTTCAACAATGATCTAAATGTTATAAATCTTGATCCAGCAACAAGAGATCTTCCCAAGGTGGAGAACGCAAAACAACGTTCAGAAATCGAGGTTGGGGAGTCTTATGTGGCCATAACCCCAATGGGTGTTATGGTTATTACAAAAACAGAAGAAGAACCTCCCGCTCAACCTTCGCCCGCAGCGCCGACACAGGCACAGCCAACCCAAACAGAGCCTAAACCAACAACCGCTCAAGGTCAAAAATCAACAGTCCAAGACCAAGAGCGGCGACTTGTGGAATTGGAAAATATTGCCAACGATCCTAATGCGAACTTTTTGGACAAAGCAAAAGCTCAAGCAGATATTGCTGATATAAAGAGAAAAATAGAAGCGGAAAAAGCCAGAACCCCGAAAATTAGAGAAGCAGAACAGCGTAAAAAAGCACAAGAAACATCAGCACAGGCTGGGGCATCTTTACAGAAAGAATTGGATGACTACTATAAAACAATTTTTGATTCTGGGTCTTTTAATCCCACAACAGGAACTCCGACAAGAGTTAAAGAGGGCATTAATGCGGAAACATTAAAACAAGCCCTTGAAAGAATAAAATCAATTCGTGTTGCTATGGGTGAAGATCCTAGAAACGTAGATCCAGAACTTGAGCAAATTTACATTGACGCCACAAGATAACTAAGTGGTGGACTTATCTTGTTTCTTTATTAGAATAAACAAATGGCCGATGAACAATGGTGGGAAAGTGATTTAAGGGCTGCTGGCGGTTTTTCATCGCCCAAAGTTCCTCCTGTTACTAGCTCATTGCCAGAAGAAGAAGAGGAAGAGGAGAATTGGTGGGAAAGGGATCTCCAAAGTTCAACAAAAGCCACTGATGTTGGAAGAGCGTATTCTGGTTTAGGGTCTTATGAACGACCAGTGGAGGCTCCCCAAGAGAGCATCTTTCGCTCATTTGCCGATCCTTTCCTTAATATCGGTGCTGGCATCAATGATGTTGTAAAAGGGTTTACTGATGCTTTCGGGGCTGATAATGCGGTATCTCAGAACTTAGCCAAGAACTCCGAATGGTATCGGAGCCTTCTTTCGGCTGGGGCCAAGGAGGATGCAGAAGAAATTGGTCGCATCATGCAGGAAGCCGAGGGGCAAGGTGTTCTTGCAGAGATCGGGGCTGGCTTAAAGGCATTAAGCGTAGCCCCCATTGATCTGGTTTCCCAAGGTATCGGGTCTTTGATTCCCTTTATCGCCACAGCGGGAGTTGGTAAAGCAATAGGACTAAGCAGGGCGGGTGTTGCGGTCTTGCAGGGTGTGCAAGGCGGTGCCGTTGGTGGTGGTATTGTTAAAGGAGAAATTTACGATGCTGTCAAAGAGCAGCTAATCAATAGCGGGGTGGATGAGGCCAAGGCCGAAAAAGCGGCAAATGAGGCACAAGCCTACAACGGCAAGAACCTTGATCAGATTTTATTGGGTGTCGGACTTGGGGTGGCGGCGTCTTCTACTGGTGCTGAAGGCGCAATTCGTTCTTTGATCACAAGAAAGGCTGGCCAAGAAGCAGCAAAAGAAGTTACTGAACAAGAGATCCAGAAAATCCTTCGCACTGGATTTGTTAGGGGCGCGGCACAAGGATTAGCTGTTGAGACAACGACAGAAGCATTGCAGGGTGGTCAAGAGAGGTTGGCCGCGAACGTGGCCGTGGGTAGAGAAGGATTTGATGTTGAACCAATGCGCGGGGTATTCGGTCAAGCCACACTTGAAGGTGCCCTTGGTGGCATTCTTGGTGGCGGGGCTGGTGGTATCAGCGCCAAGGTCGAGCAACTTGGTATGCGTGAATCTGTAGCCTTGCGGGATGCCGCGAAAGCCGCACAAGAAGCCAAGCAGAATAATGCTCCCGCCTCTGCTGCTGTTGTCGAAGAGCAGATTAATCAAACACTTGAAGAGACCCCCGACCAGCGGGTAGCCCGACTCCAACAAGAAGCAGCAGAAGCTGCCGCTATAGACTTAGAAGAGGAGGGGGAAGGCGGGGTTGAACCCACTGTTCCTGTAACTCCTCCCGTAGTCCCCACTCCCGAAGGCGCAGTAGCCCCTGTAGAGCCCGTTGTTCCAGCAGCAGGAGCGGTAGAGCCCACAGCAGTAGCCACCCCCACAGAGCCTGTAGCGCCCACAGAACCCGCAGCAGCGGAGCCAGTTCCTGCGGTGGCTCCTCGTCCCGCCGTAGACGTTGAGGCTCTTAGCCCGAACGCCAAACGGGCCAATCGAATTTTAAATAATGCGGGGGTTGATCCCGAAACCGCAGCTTTTGTCGCACAACAATATCAAGATGAAATTGCCGATCTTGGTGGTGAGGAGTTGAGGGCATTTGTCCTAGATAAATTTGAAGAGAACGGCGGGGTGATCCCTGCCCAGATGCGCTATTCCGAGGATCAGGAATACTATGAGATGGCTTTCGGGATCGGCCCCGAAGAAGCCGCAACGCTAGTTGAAAACGCCAAGGGCCAGAACACCCAAATGGCACAAGCCGAGTTAGAACAAAATAAACAGTGGAGGAGAAAAGATGAACAAATTACAGAAGCCCAGCAGGGAGTTGCAGTCGCTCAACCAGAAGCCCAAGCAGTCCCTCTCCCAGCAGGAGAAGTCCCGCCTAGTCCAGCTATTGAAGGACGAAGGGTTCCTCTTGCCGCCCCAGAAGCCGCAGTAACTCCCGAAGTTACCCCCGAAACCCCGAATCTTGAACCTCTACGCCGAGTAGCAAGAGCAGAACAAACAGAAGAGGATGTTTCGGGGTTGGTCGGTCAAGGACTAGTCGAGCTATACAATGGGCAACCAGTGATCACGCAAGCGGGTCTAGAGACGCTACCAGAGGCCGAGCGCCCAAGGCTGAACCCCGAAGCCCGAAAGATCCAGATCGACACAGGATCAAACGAAGTAGTAGCCGAAGCCATTGCCAAGGGTCTTCGTATCGGAGTGGATCAGGTGGGAACAGGTGTGCGTATGCCCGCAGGCTGGATACTGGTAGAGGATATCTATGTGCCGCCCAAGCCCAAGGAGAGGATCACGCCCTCCGACATTGAAACCGCTGTAATACCTGAAGAAGCTGGAGATGTGTTTGCCAATTTAGTTAGAAGGAAACAAGAAGTTCAGCCAGTTGTTTTACAGAAACCAGTAGGATCTCAGTTCCAAAATCCAGAAGAGTTTCGTTCGGCGTTTGACCTTCGCGGCCAAGGACACACTCGTTTTGCCATTAGGTTGGATTTGATGCAAGAAGATGGAGCGATTACTGAAGACGGAAAGAATCTGATCCTCGCCACAATCTGGGACAACAATACCAATGACGAATTCCTCGCCAACATGGAGATGGGTAGCGCCCGCAAGAACGTCAAAAGCTACGGGTATGGTGGAAGAACAAGGCAGACAGTCGAAGGCGGAAGAGTCGAGCAAAAGCCACTTCTTGAACTAATTCGCCAAACTCGTAGAGGCGGAGCCGAGGCAGATAAAAGAACAGCACTAACACTTAATACGTTTTGGCATGAATATGGTCACGCTGGTTACTATTCTTTGCTGGACGCCAAGCAAAAGAAGGCTGTAGATGATGCATACAATAAGACAACAAGGGCTGGTCGCAGGGCATTCTTTGCCGAAGGGAAATCGGATGCAGAAAATACCCCATGGTTTTCAAAATATTATGCGAAGAATGAGTCAGAATGGTTTGCACAGTCTTTTGCCGAGTATGTAATAACGCAAAAGTCTGACCAAAAAAATTTGGTTCCGATCTTTGAGCAGTTGTTGGATAAAATTAAAGCCGTCTTCACAAAGCTTTTTAACAGGAAAGAGCAAGTAAATCTCAATGACATCTTTGATTTCATTATTCGTGGAGAAGCCTACGGGCAAACGCCAACTTGGCAGGGATTTATAATGTCCACCAAGCCAGCGGTATACGGAACGCCGAGAGGACAGGCGATATCCCCAGAGTTTACCAAGAGACTTTTGGAGCGGGAGGGCGTTTCCCCACAAGATGAACGCCGTCAGCAAATCATTGATGGAATCAGTCTGAGATTCAGGAGATCCAAGAATGAATACGGGAACAATGAGTTTAAGACAGAATACGATTTCGGTGGCCGCAGTCCTATAGTAGATAAAATATCATTCAGCCTTGAACAATTTGATGATTCTACTGTTGCCATGTCTTACCTTCCTTCCAAGGGTGGTAAATATGTAAATATAAAACTTGGAGAATTAGAGCAACAGTTTAAGGGGCGGGCTGCTGCCGAGAGAGCTATCAAGCGGGCTATTGCAGAAATCGAAATGGACGAACGTGTTGGTGGCGCGGAAGAGGCCGCTCCAATAACAGATGTTTGGCAAGCTCCCGAACAAGAGATTACTTCGGCAAAAACCTCCATCAATGAAAAGAAACTCCCAGCAGTTTTTAACAAGGTTAAAGAATGGGTTTCTGGAACAGTCAACGCCGACATTGGGGGCGGAAGATTTGATAACGCTACAGATTGGTTACGGGATCGCGGCGTAACTAATCTTATTATTGATTGGTTCAACAGGGATCGCGCCTTCAACGAAGCAAACATTAATCGTGTTCGTGGAGGTCAGGCAGACACGGCAACAGCCTCCAATGTTCTAAATGTAATTCAAGAGTCAGATGCTAGGGATCTTGTTATTCGTCAGGCGGCGGATGCTATCAAAGAAGATGGGGTGGCATACTTCTATATTTACGAGGGAGATAAATCTGGAACTGGAAAACAAACCACATCTGGATGGCAAGAGAATCGCAGGACACAAGACTACATTGATGAGATTTCTCAGCACTTTGGAGATGTAACCCGTCAGGGGCAAATGATCGTTGCGAGGAATCCAATTAAAGAGGGTGCAGAACCGACAATGGCACCAGAAATTCCCGAAACCATCCCTACCTTCTCCGAGGGAAGCCCCGAAGCATCTACTCTTTCTACTATGGCAGCGTCTATGGCCAAGGTGGATGCGGCGTCCGAGGCCAAAGGCCCGACCACCTACAAGATCAGCGAGATAGCTTCTATCTGGATGGATCAAGGCGGCGACACCCGCCGACTCCAAGACCTCATTTCAGAGAATACTAATCTAACACCAGCCAATGCCAAGAAGGTGGCCAATGCCATTGCCAAGCAATACGATATACAGAATTCGATTGCAGAAGCACAGATTGAAACCGCCGAAGGCATCTCTCTGGAGGGACTTCCTGAAGGTGTATCCATTCCCAAGGAGGCCGATCCCAAGCGAACCAAGACAGTCATCCAGCGTCTGATCGATGTGACTACAGGCGTAAGAGTTCCCCCCGTGAAGATCACCGCCACTGAAAGGTCTTTGCTAAATAGCCAGATCCGACTCAAGGCCGCAGCCTTTAGAGATGCCAAGAAGGCCCAGCAGGAGACTGCCAGTGAGGTGGTGGAGATTATCAAGGCCATGGAGCTTCGCGGCCCCGTGCGTCCGAAACAAGCCCAAGCCCTAGCCAAACGCGCAGCCAAGGTGATCTGGACTAGCGAGAAGTCGATGGAGTCCTTCATTGCCTATGCCGAGAAGGTTGTGGCCAACACCAACTACGATGCCGATTTGCGCGAAGCCAAAGCAGCCCAGAAACGCGCCTTAGAACTTTCCAAACGCTCAACCGTAGCTTCTCCGCAGCAAGAAGTTCTTGCCAATATTGCCAAGATTGGGGTGAACATGCTGGAAAACCCACGTGAGTTTGCCGATGTGGTCAACTACTACATGCGCGGATTCAAGCCCGTTGTCTCTCCCGACTATGTGGTTGTCCCTGATGAGGAGATGACTAGCTATCTTTCACAAGCAGAAGACATTGTCGAAGAAGCTAGAGCCGAGTTTGATCGTATTGTCACCCAACGTCTTTCCGAGAAATACGGTGTGTCCCCCGACAAGATCCAATCCATTCTTGATGCACAAGATATCGAACGTGCCTTGACTCAGTATGCCAAGCGAGAGGTGGCCGAAGCTATCCTCAATGAAAAAGCAAACGAAGTTCTTGCGGGACTCAGGGCATACGATCAGTCAAGCCTTAGAGGAGACCAGCGCAAGATCATTGATTCGATCTTGAAGCTAGACCCATCCCTTCTTAGCAGCCAAGAGAGGCAGCAGTTTGTCCGCACTGGTAACAACATCATCTTCAACAACCAAACTCATGGCGCGGAGTTCTTTGCCGTGACCGCCAAAGGTCAACAAATGGCCAAAGAAGCGGCAAGCAACGAAGACTTGATCGCTAAGAACAATGCATGGGTGAATATCTTGCCTTCACTTCGTTCGCGAACATTGCAAAAGACTTGGCGCAATTGGGCCTTGGAGCTTCAGTCGGTAGCCGACACCTTCCGCAATGCATTCGGGAAGGGGGCCATGGCCAAGGTCTACCGCATGATGGGAATGTATGATCTGGATCGTGGATTCACATCAGCAGCAAATGCCGTAAACAAAATCCAAGAAGAGATTTCAGCTTTCTACAATGGACTTGAAAAGAAATACAAGGCATCAGCCCGTAGCCAAGACGGCATCCTTGCTGAAGGTGTGGTTGGATTTTTGATTCAAAAGGTTCCTGAGAAGGGCGAGGTGGAATCCTTGGCCCAACGCCGCAATCTCATCCAGCAGGATATTCGCAATCGTCGCAACGACCCAGACCGAGTTGAGATGGCTGATCGGATTGAGCGCATCTTGCAACAACTTGATGGAGAAAGTGTTAGCGATATCATGGCCAATCTAAAGCGGGATTACAGGGCCAACTACGAGTCTGTGACTTGGCTTAAGGATACGCTGTTTCCCAAATATAAAGAGTTCTTGAAGAGGTTTGACGAAAACTTCAATGATCAGGCAAACAACTACGATAACCCCGACTATCTTCCAATTGGTTTTATTCGCGCTGGCGTATCGCTTGCAATCACTCCAGAGAACGAGGCCATGTATTACGAACATGTGAGCCTGCGTCCGAAGCAGTCATCTTATACCATTAAGCGGGCCGACTACACTCAGCTTCCGACAGACAAGACAACCAACAAGCCCAAGGAAATTGAATTCAACCTTCGCCGCAATGCGTTTGATTCCCTCTCCGATCAAGTCAGTAAGGCTTACACAAGTCCAGCTTGGCAACAGATCTTCGCGTTTATGAAGACGCCTGAATCCGAGAAACTATTCGGTGGCGCGGCCAACAAAGAATTCTTTATAGAAAGGCTCAATCGTTTGCGTCTTTCCAGAATGCGTCGAGGCAGCATGTCCTCTGGATATATTGAGAAAACAGCAGACGTTCTTTCTGTATTTGCCCGCAAAATCGGAACTGGTATTGCCCTTGGTGGTGCCTACCAGCCATTCAAACAGGCTCCCGACCAGCTTATTGCGGCCATTGGAACCACGGGTCGCGCCGATCTCATGGCAGAAAACATGGCTCCTTCGGCTTTGAAAGCGGCCAAGGTTCTACTGGATAAGTTCTCCATTGGTCGCCGTGGAGATGCATCTTCTGGTTACAAATACATCAATCAAATGGAGGGGGCGCAGAACAAGATTGAGCGTTACTTGAGCGAGAGTCGGTGGGATGCGGCTAAAGAACAGGCTGGCAAGGTTGCTGATGTCTGGCTTTTGGCTCTAAAGAAAACGGACTACGTCTTTGCGGCTGGAGCTTGGATGACCTACTATCGGGCGCAACTCGCCAAAGATGGAGTCAAGTTCCAAGGATGGGAACAAGAATCACAGCTTCTGGAAACCGACACAGCCCGACAAGATGCCGCAGCTTATGCCGAGCAGATGACCGATATCTATCAGGGTTCTTCCGACCCGACCAAGATGGCTACGTTTGTCCAAAGCGGTAAGTCTGGCTGGGAAAACCTTTTCAAAGCTATCTTTGTTCCGTTTAATTCATTTGCTGTTCAACAGAGGATGAGGATTTACTCCGATGCTAGGGATGCATTGTTGAAGTCTGGAGAAGACAAGGCTATTGGGGCTTTCGGTCTTGCTTCCACAATCGGAGGATTGGTGGCGTTCCATAGTGTTCGTAGGTTTGCCCTGCCCGCTCTTACTGGTTTGGGAGTGTCGATGTTGTATGCAGCATTCGGTGTGGACATGGAAGAGCCAGATGAAGAGAAGAAGGCTGAAGACTTCGCCAAGCGTTGGCGTCAGTTCCTTGGTGAATTCACAGCAAACCTATTGGTTGGTGGATCTGGCCAGATTGTCGAGGCGGCAACCATAGATTCATTTAACTATGCTGCTTATCTAATTGCCATGCAGACTGAAGATGAAACAGTCTTGGGTGACGATGGCGAGATTATCTCCTTCTCTAAATACGCCAAGGAGCGTTCTCCGTTCTGGCGCTATCGTTCGTTTGATAATGCCATGAGCTTGGGCATGTTTGATATCGGTCTTGATCAAGGCAAGAAGGCTATCCTTGAAACCAAGACGTTAATGACTCCAGAGGAAATGGAGAACTTTACCACTGAGGAGCAGAGCCTTCTTTACTTCGCGGCAATTTCAGATTGGCTTTACTTGATGCGTCTCAACGATGCCGACTTCGCCCGTATGGTTGATAGGGCAAGGCGCGAGATCAAAGCCCGCTCCAAAGAAACGGAAAAGGAACTAAAGCGAATCCGTAGCGGGCGTTAAATCAGTCCGCGAGACTTAGCCTCGTCCAACTCTTCCTGAGTCCACTGCTGGGCATACCAGACTTGGCTATCCCAAGGTAGCGGTCTCATGCGGTCAACCCCGAAAGAAAGCCTTCCGTAGTTGTTGGGGCTATTCTCTTCTAGCTTAACAAACTTGTCCTCTGGAAGCATGTCCTTGTCATGGGGAAGGAACAGGTAGCCACGCAAGAAATCCAGAATGAAACTATGGCGGATAAGAAAAGTGGATTGGGCGCAACTCATCCAAGGTGGAGCATCCATCTTCGCCCCGAAGACCATGCCCTTGTCACCAAGATCCTCGTACATCTTTTCGGGAACCCAACCAAACCACAGGCAGTCAGCTTCTTTATAAATGAAATCTTTTCCACAGTTGTAGGCAATCATGGCCAAGGCGCAAATTGACGCCGACCATCCACACAGCCCTCCCCTATTCTCTTTGATCAGATCTCCGACATGCCCCGCATTGTGATTACAGAGGATGTGATTGACTGCTGGAACATTCCTGACAGTTGAGATGATATGGTAATCGTGGGTATACCTTTCGGTGTTCTCCCGCCAGATATCATAAAAAGACCGATCCCAATCAGATCGGTAGTGGTAGCCCGAACCAACAACGTAATTCATTTCTTACGATAGATAGATAGGGTGGGCTTTATCCAACGCGCCGTAGCAATAGATCTCAAGTCCCGTGAGAACTCTTCCATCCATTGGAATCCCCAAAATTCAAAGATCTCATTCCAGTAGGATTGTGGCTGGCAATTTACATGATGGTGACCTCCGTCACTCCACTGAGGTTCAGAGTAGGTCATGGCCACAATCTGGGCAGAGTTAAATGTGGTCATGTAGTTGTTAACATATTTCTGTTCAACGTGTTCAACAAACTCGCAAGACCAAGCCAAGTCAAAAGATCTATTCGGTTTGTATGGGCCTTGGGCATAGTCATGGATCATTATCTTGTCTTTGACTGGGCTATGCTCAAGAGCCTTGTAAGATCCCTCAATCCCGATGGCATCCACTCCGTTGTCCATGAACCACTTAATTGCGTGACCCTCGCCGCATCCAATATCGATTAGATTCTTTGGTTGGAAGGTATCTATCAGCTTCTGCCACACGATTGGATCATAGGTATCTGGGTCTCCGCCCTGAACAAACCCTCCGAGGTGGCCGTCTTGTACGAGAATCATTTGATTGCCTCCATGATAATAGTTTCAATCCTATTGTTATGGTCTCCGATTACCTTACCATGGCCCTCCAGTTCGCTAAAATCCCTTAGACCAATGTGTCCCAATTCAAAGCCAGCAGCATAAAGACATGCAAAAAGAATATTATAATCCCAAGCAGAAAGATGACCATGATCTAACAAAATTGATTTAACGGCCCCCCGCCTTGATCCATCTCCAAAACCTGATTTTTTATGCCACTTTAAATAAGCTTCATCTGCCTCATCATAGATTTGGTGTGCGTTTGGAACAGCTACTCGCAACTTTCCTTCGGGCTTTAATACTCTGTGTGCCTCCATAAAGAAACGAACGGCATCAGGAGTTGTGGTGTGTTCGACAGTGTGTGAAGTATAAATAAAGTCTACTGAATTCCCATCAAATGGAAGTGGCTTTGTAATGTCTATGTAATCTGGAGGTGCGAACATGATGTCCATGTTTCTCCATCCTTCTTTGATGTCACCCCCTGCGCCTATGTTTAGTTTAATCATGGCTTTTGAAAAGCAACTGCCCCGTTGATTGCGTCTGTAATCCAAATTGATTTGGATGGATTGTGAGCCATTTCAAATATCTTGGTCATGTCCATCAGATAGCTATGCTGTTCGTGGGTAATATCGTCAAAGATAATCCAGCCTCCAGATTTGACCAGCTTCCATCCATCAACTAGATCCTTTTGTCCGCCTTCGTAAGAGTGGTCTCCATCAATTGTGACCAAATCAAATGATATTCCTTCCTGAATCAGTTGTGGCAGGATGTCGTGGGAGTTGCCGTCGATAAATCTAGTTTGCCCTTTGTAACCAAGCCGATTCAACAGGTCTACAATATGGTCATGGCTACCGCGACCAGTGCCGCCGTATTCGCGTCCCCACATATCAACAAGTGTGAGGCTTTCAATTGTCGGACATTCGTTGATAACAACTTCCAGACTTGTTCCTTCGTTGACCCCGACTTCCAGATAGGATTTTGATCCTTGGCATACACGGGATAGTGCTTCTCTGATTGCGTAGATATGTTTGTTCATGTTAATAGCATCTTGAATATTCTTTCATTCCATTTTGAAGCTGGTCGTTCCATTGATCCCGTCCAGCTTGATGGATGATCTTCATGGATAAGTATCTTCTCATTCGGTATTTCGGCAGGATAGCGGTCTTCGATCAGGTTGTCCATAGTGGAAACCCATCCAAATTGCCGCCGAATCCAAGCCGCCACAGCCAAGTCAAACCAAGGGGAGGCCACGGCACAGTCAGGAAAGTTGTAGATTCGGTCTGCCAGCCAGTCCCAACGAAAGGCGAATAGCTCTCGTCCAATATGGGCGGGGTCACGCCGCACCCCGACAGCCCCGAACCTACGGCAGTGAGAGATCACAGAATGGAGGTCTTGAATCTGAACATCGTCATTAGTCCACACGATAACATCCCGACCCTTGGCAAATTTAAGCGCCTTCTCCAGCATGGATTTCAGCATGGGGAGCGGTCTGGAGTCCCCGATTTCCTGTGCTGTCCTCACATTTTCAGCCGTCAGCATGTGATCAAATGCCTGTTTCTGGCTCTTAAATGCCTCCCTGTGGCGCTTTTCCTGCCCGAATCGGTCTACAATCGCCCACGCCTCACCCTCTGGAAGCAGAGTTTTCTCCACCTCATCACAGATCTGATCCACGTTGTAGTCCCGATATCGGAAGGTAGAGGTAGCGGTAACTGGCGGAGGACTACCTCGCCATCCATCATTAATCAAAGCAATGGTCGGACACTTGGCAGCATTAGCCAGCCAGAGGTGGAGGGTATCGATGGTCACCAGACAGGACGCCGCATCCAAAACCCCCAATAAATCAAATGGCTTTTCTGCTTGGATGGTGGAGAGGTCTACGATTTTGTATTCAGGAAATCTTGACTTGAGCCCGCGCACCAAATGTTCGCCATTCGCGAATGGCGAACTCACTCCATGGGTAGCCACGGCAATGAACGGGCCTTCTGGGATTAGTTTTGCCTCTCGTTGCGGATCGCGCCGATCAAAAATGTAAGGATGTTTCCTCCATTGATCCCGAAACCCACCAAGTCGATAGCTCTCCAGAGCATAGTTCTTTTCCTGTTTGGTTTCTTTCGGATGCATGAAGACCTGTGCAACCCGAAGGTCTGGCAATCCTTGGCATAGGTTTATGCAGTGCTGTAACTCAACTGGATCTCCGCTATACTTACGAGTCTGGCAGTAACTTGTCCCCTCAAGGATCGAAGCGTATTTCTCCGATGTTACAAAGGTAGTCCCCTTGTTGGCATAAGCCACGGGCAGGAGGTTCACATGGTCTCCGAGTCTCCCAAGATTCAGGATGGTCATAGCCTTTTGAGCGTATCCAAAAGAGGAAGTAGGTCAACCATTGAGGTGCGGCGTTTTATTTCCGCTTCCAGCATAGACTTGTATATACAATGTATATCCAGACCAGCTATATCCTCACAGGATATACCGCTAATCGCCGCCTCAACTGATCCATCCAACTGGGAAATAACTTTTGCTACGGATGCGGGATTACCAGCCTCATAGTCCGAGTCCATAATGGTTTTGATGTCTTCGTCCGACAATAAATTCCAATTATAATTTGATGCGATGTCCTTACCGCACAATAAAAGATGGGCAACTAGTTGCTTCCAAGACTCTCCTTTCTGCTCTCCGTAGCGGGTTTCTGTTGGCAGGGCTATATGTCCTCCGCCCATTGCCATCTTTTTCTTTAGTTGTGAAGGCTTGATACCAAGCAGCTTCGCACACCGATTGGCTAACTCATCCCTTTCAATCCCGTCTTCCAAGACCGATAGGGCTTGCCCGACCTTGCCCATGGCAATTTGCTTGTCCTCAATTGAGTTTTTATCCAGAGATTCAGCCAATGCTTCGGGGTAGATCTTGGCTTTTGAGATCAGACTTGCAAGATCTCCGCCCGAAACTAAGAAGGAATCGGGATCTCCATCTGGCAACATGACAGCCCTAACCCTAACACCGAGGCTTGCTAACCCCGCAAATGCTTTAAATGACGCCTCTCGCCCCGCTTTATCCCCGTCGAATACCAAGACAGCCTCCTCGCATAAACGACGAATGGTGGCCCCGTGGGTAGCGGTAAACCCTGTTCCAAGTGGAGCAACAGCATTGGTGATCCCGCTTAAGTGGCACCTGATAGTATCAATCTGCCCCTCGACTATGACTGCAATCCCCCTGTCTATGATGGATCTCTTGGCCTTATCCAGTCCATACAGTAGTTTACCTTTATGAAAAAGAGACGATTCTGGGCTGTTGAGATACTTGGCTGGATGGTTGTCGGTAGTTCTACCGCTGAATCCCACCAGAGTCCCCGACTCATCCGCTATCCCAAACATAATCCGATTGGTAAAACGTAGCGTCCCGTTGTCGTAAGTTAGACCCGATAGGGCATGATGATCGGTATTACCAGACAAAGCGTAGTGTTTCGGAGCAAAGCCGATCTTCCATTCCTCGCAGATCTCTTTATTAAATCCCCGTTCCTTGAGGATCTTGCGGGCCTCGACCCCCTCCTTACTTAAAAGCAAACTGAAAAATTGTTGGTGGGCTTTATAGACTACTGATACCAAGCCCTTTCGTAGCTTGTCGGCCTCACTCTCCTGCTCCTCTATAGCTATCCCCGCCTTGGCCCCAAGCTTACGGACAGATTCGGGGAAGTTGATCTTGTCCATCTCCATGACGAATCGGAAAACCGATCCCCCCGCCCCGCATCCGAAACAATGGTAGCTTCCCTTGTCATCATTAATAAAAAAAGAAGGAGTCCTCTCCCGATGGAAGGGACATAGAGCAGAGAATCGCCCGCCCCTCTGTTTCACAGGGAAGTAATCCCCTGCTACTTCAGAGAGACGGACGTTCGCCGCTATCGAAGCAATGGTTGTTTCGGAGATCAGAGACTGAATGGGGTTGGGTCTTCTTTCATCTCCTCAACGCGAGGAAGGACATACACCTTCTCACGTTCTGGTTTGCGCGGTGCTTCGATGGCAG